GATGCGTGGGCCGGCTGGTCCACCATCGGTGAACTAAACCTGATAACCAGGTTAGCAGGTTTCAACGAAAGGAAGGCCTTCACCCATGGTTCTCGGGTAGGCATCCAATGTTTAACGCTTGGCGTTAACTTACAAACTTCATAAATCTTAAGTAGGTGCTCCAGGTTTTGGACGTCGCCTGAATCATGCCATCTAAAGAATTTTGATTTTTTTGAATTAATAATCATCGACATGGCCTTCGGCCATAATGAGTTTTTTATTGCATTCAATCTATAGTACTGAGCGCGCTGGACAACTTTGAAAACATAGCAGCCCTTCATTGCATAACAATCGTAACACACAGAGCCTTTAACCTTCTGCAGCTTGCCGCCTGTCTTGCATTCTTTGGCAGGTAACCCGTAGGCCCATCCTGGCATCTTGCTAGGCTTGCTCAGTGAGCCGGTGATCTTTAATGCATCTCTAACTTTCATAATTTCTTATACTCTCCAATTGTGTCAAGCTTGTGGCTTGGCGCTTGTGGCTTGGCGTTCCCCAATTGGATCCTCAAGGTAAACGCCAGGTCACTTGTTGCTTGGTCCAGAGGCCAGCCGCGTTGTTTAACGGAGCTTGCTCCAGCCTACTTGACCCCAGGTCCGTCGGGCTGTCCGGAATTAGTACACCCTCCGACGGACCAGGGCTCAAGGGCGAGGTCATGCATCGCCATCAAGCCAGAGTCAGTTATTATCAAGGCTCATGACTCAGGAGCCGTAGTCCCACGGTGCGCACTCCCTTAACCTCTCGGTTGGTTGTTCTTGTCGTAAGACTTGACATCATATATAATATAGGATAATACTATTGTCAAGCATAAAAATAACGAAAGGATAAACAATGCCAAAAACTATGACGAAGTATCAACTAGATCACTTCAAACAAAAGGTGCGAAGGAACTTTGACCCTTTGATTGAAGAACAAGAACTGTTGGTAAAACAATATAGAGCCGAAGCAACTGAAAAGATAGTCAGCAAACTAGCCAAGAAAATGGGCGCTGATAAAATTTTAAATGAGTTTAAGAAGGCGGAAGCTCAACTGAAGGCGGTTCAAGAGAAAGCAAAAACTTTCTTCAAGAAGAAGGCAGAGCATTATAAAGATAAAGAGCTCGTTTATAACTTCACCTATAAAGAAGAAAAAATATCGCTGTCCGATTGTGAAGAACAATTAAAAGAATGGGCGCGAGAACTTGTTGATCGTGAAATAAGAAAAAGACCTGAAGGCTTGAAGCTAAAACAGCTTGAAGACCTGAAGACAAAAGCTATCGATACAGTTATGGAAAGCGGAACACCTGAAGATTTATTGAGGTCGCTTGACGCAACAACTAAAAAAATTGGTATTGCGTGGGTTGTGGATACTTCCAAGATAAAACAAATCGGAAGTAATTAACTATTGACATATTATCTGGGATAATATATTGTCCCAGATAACGAAAGGTAGAAATGATTAAAATAGGAACACGAGGTATAATCTCTTACTTTGCTAAGAAATATGGCAAGTTTATAACAAGAGATTTTAAGTGGGATCATAAATGCAAGATCAATGATAGGTATGTTATTTATTACGATACTTCTGCGCAAGGATATCGGACAGCAAACAGACCAATTAAAATGTCGGAGTACACAGTACAATGATTGAACTGTTTAATATAATATTTATGGAAAGCCCTCTCGGGCTTTCCATTATTTTAGCGGTGGGCCTGACGGCCCTCCTCTATGAAATAGTGAGGACACGATGATAAGAAAATATAAAAGAACAAATCCATACTCTGGTCAATCAGAGATGTTAACTAACGAGGAAGCAATCTTATACGACCAAGTTAAGATGGCTGAAGTTAACGAGGACTATAAAACCCTACAATCTGGCTTAGATAAATTTAGCCGTTTAAATCCTAAAGCATACATGACACTACTGGACTAAAGGACATGGCCTAAAGGCCATGGCTCACGGCCCCCGGGCCTACGGCCCGGGGGCCGAGGGGTCCCAAACCAAAACCGATTTGGCTTGACGCTTTTGGGCCCACCCACCCGAAACGCAAAAGGGGTCCCACTGCTTTTTGCTATATGCCTTGATTTACATAGCCACCCCTGATAAAAACATTTTGGTACCATGGACTTGAATAAGGTAAATATAGAAAAATTACCTGCGGATGTCAGAAAGACCTTTAAGAAATTACAACTGCTCCATGCTGAAAAAAAGATACAGAATAAAGCCAAGAATGATTTTTTATCTTTTGTAAAATGCATGTGGCCAGATTTTGTAGAGGGGTCCCACCACAGACATATCGCAGAAAAATTTAATGACCTGGCGGAAGGAAAAATCAACCGCCTTATTGTAAATATGCCACCTAGGCATACTAAATCTGAATTTGCATCTTACCTATTACCATCCTGGATGGTGGGCCGTAATCCAAAATTAAAGATTATTCAAACAACACACAATGCTGAACTTGCTGTAAGATTTGGTCGAAAGTCCAAGAACCTTATAGATAGCGAAAGGTATCAAAAAATTTTTCAAACGAAACTCCAAGAAGATTCAAAAGCCGCGGGCCGTTGGGAAACATCCGATGGCGGAGAATATTTTGCAGCGGGTGTTGGCGGTGCAATCACGGGCCGTGGAGCAGACTTATTAATTATTGACGATCCTCACTCGGAACAAGATTCACTATCCAAGACTGCAATGGAGTCCGCGTACGAGTGGTACACGTCAGGACCACGACAGCGACTTCAACCAGGCGGCAAGATCGTTCTTGTCATGACGCGTTGGTCAACAAAAGATTTAACAGGCAAACTTATAGCAAATCAAAAAGAACCAAAGTCAGATCAATGGCACGTGGTCGAATTTCCTGCGATCATGGATCATGGACCAGTATGGCCTGAGTATTGGAAGCTTGATGAACTCGAAAAGGTTAAAGCAACACTGCCCGTTGGTAAATGGAACGCACAGTGGATGCAATCACCAACAAGTGAGGAAGGTGCTATTCTAAAACGTGAGTGGTGGAACATTTACGATAAAGAATACATACCACCTCTTCAACACGTTATACAATCTTACGATACGGCGTTCTTAAAAAAAGAGACTGCGGATTATTCTGCGATCACGACCTGGGGCGTATTTTATCCAACACCAGATTCAGCAGCTAATCTAATATTACTTGATGCTATCAAAGGAAGATACGAGTTCCCTGAACTAAGGCGCTTGGCCCTTCAACAATATAAATACTGGCAACCTGAGTCTGTTATTGTTGAGGCTAAAGCATCAGGACTGCCATTGATGTACGAGTTAAGACAAATGGATATACCGGTTATTTCCTTTACTCCAAGCAAAGGAAATGATAAACATGCAAGAGTCAACGCTGTTGCACCTCTTTTTGAGTCTGGAATGATTTGGGCGCCGGAACAGAAATTTGCAGAGGAGGTGATCGAAGAATGCGCTGCATTCCCCAACGGTGATCACGACGACCTTGTGGACTCTACAACACAAGCTATCATGCGCTTTAGACAAGGCGGGTTGATTACTCACCCTGAAGACTATATAACAGAGAAAAAAGACCCAACACCGAAGAGGTACTATTAGTATGAAATTTTTTTTGATGGCACTCATGAGAGCATTTAGAAAAGAGATGGGAAGATCTCCTAACCCAGGAGAGATGGACATGCTAAAGAAAAAAGCTAAAGAGATGGAACAGTCAGATAAAATTATTCCATTCCCACCAGGCGGTAAAGATAAAATAGATCCATTTAAAGAAAGACCAAAAGAAGGTGAGCTCTCAGTAACTATCGAAGGTAAAACACAAAACATGACTCCTGAAGGAATCATGGATGTTTTGATGGGTAAAGAAAAAAAGATTACAAGAGATGCTGACGAACTCAAACCTAAAATGTCTGAGACAGAAGCAGAGATGATACTTAGAATGAATAGACAAAACAAAGAAGCTGTTGAGAGACTTAAAAAGAAAAAAGAAAAAGATCTTGGTGACAAATTAAAAGATCTACCAGATGATATTCCAGATATGGCAAAGGGCGGAATCATAGGTCTAGCAGAAGGTGGACCATCAGATCCAAGCAAAAGAAGATTTTTAAAAATATTAGGAGGCCTTGCTTCCATACCTGTGCTGGGTAGATTTATTAAACCAGTTACAGAAGTTGCACCTGTGGTTGCAGAGGGTGTAAAAACAGTTCCGTCTTATTTCTTTAAACTTGTAGATAAAATTAAAACTCTTGGTGATGATGCACCAGGACTTACATCAGTTGAGAGAGAAGTTGGTAAGAAATACAAAGACTATGACCTTGTAGAAGATTTATCATCTGGTGAAATTGTTGTGAAGAAAAACAAAGAAGGTGGTACCATGATTGGTGATGAGTTTGAAACAGGTATTATGCAAGAAGAAGTTATGATTTACAGACCAAGAAAAAGAACTCCAGAGGGAGATATACCAGAAGACTATGAAGAGATTACAGCTAGACCATCTATGCCTGATGGTAAGATGGACGATGTTGAAGACGGTTTAGATAGTCTTGATGATATTTTAGAAGAGGTTGGAGAGAAGAGAGCCAAACAAGCAGGTGGTGGTATCGCCTACCTATTAGGAGAATAATGTCCAGCGTATTAAAATTTGTAGAGCAGCTAGTTCAAGAAACTAGTCCAGCAGATGATTTTCCAAGATTAGAAATGCAAGAAGGTGGCGCTATCAAGGGAAGACGTAAACTTCCGGTGACTGCTGAACAACAAGAATTAGCACGGAGAGTGCACGGAAAAGATTTTAACGAATTGACTCGTTTTCAACAAACAGAAATAAGAACAGGCAAAATAAAACCAGATCGTATTACGTTTGAAGAGTATCTAGATGACTACAAAAAAATGGCAGCAGATCGAGACTACGAACCAAAGTTTATAAAGCCAGCGAAAGGTGGAGGAGTGTCTGCTGAACAAATGAGAGCTAGAGCAGAAGCTAAAAAAACTATTGAGGGGTTTGAGACTAAATTTGCAAAAAATCGTGTTCGAAGAACAAAAGCAAGACTTAAAGTTGCCTTAGAAGCAGATCCAGAAAGAAAACAAAAAGAAATGGCTAAAAAAGCTGAACGTAGAAGACGAAGAAGAACAGAAAAATTAGGCGATAAAGCTACTTTAACTCAAAGAGAAAAATTATTAAATTTTGAACAGTCTTTAATTACAAGACAGCTTAATGATAAAATAAAAGCTAATCCAAATATCATTTTAAAAAATGAAAAGCTTTTAGATAAATTATCTACAACAGTAGACAGTGATGGTAATATTATTAAATCTAAACCAACAATTTACGAATTAGAAAAAAGAGGTTTGTTTGAAATAGAACATCAAAGAGACGTGCGTAAAACTGGAGCCATGAAAGATTTCCCCTACAATAGAAACCCTATTCTAGGTCCACATAATAGGTCAGGTGGTTTTAAAGATGCGGCTGAAAAATTTATTGAAAAAAATCCAAATCCTAAAAATCCTAAAGTTAAAAACATAATTAAAAAAGCAGAAGAATTAAAAATTACATTGCAGCCCGTTGTACCCAAAGGCACATTTAAAACTAAAGGTATAGGATATAAACAACCAGCAAATCCAACAGGTAAGTTCATAAAATATGCAAAGTCTTATTTACCAGAACTTGTGGATGATAAACTTGGTATGGCTGGTTATACAAAAGATAGGAAAATGTTAGAGCAAGGTTTGAAGGCCACTAGAAGAATCGGATCTTCAGGTCCAACACTTGGTATGAATATTGGTCTTGGCACAGGTTTAAAAACAGCAGGTGAAGTCATAGGTTCACCAGCAGCGGCACTAGCTTTTGCTACAATGACAGTTAAAGATAATTTGGAAAGAGGTGAAAGTTTACCGGCGGCAGTTGCAGATAAAATGGTTGGAGCAGAACTATTAGCACCAGGCGCTATATCTAGATTTGCACCAGGAGTTATGAAAGGTGCTTTAGGTTTAGGTAGAGCGGCAAGATTATTTACACCTGTGGGTCTTGGTATTACAGCAGCAGGTGTCGTTAAAGATGTTGTAAGAGAATCTAAACGAAGAGCAGCATTAAGTGATGAAGAACGATTAAAAGAAGATTTAGAAGCACAAGAGAAGTTTGATGAAGTAATGGTAGGAGCTGCAAAGGGCGGATTAATACCACCTAAATCAGGTAAGACCCCACACGGTGACAAGGGCTTGGCTTCTCTAGCAGATTATGATA